CGAACCTGAACTAACTGAGGAGTAACTTATGGACGAAAGTCAAGTTGTTGAAGTCTGGACAATGTTTAAAGAATACATCGATAAAAAGCACATCGAACTAGCCGCAGAGAGATATGTCGATTTATGTGCCGATTATGGTATTTCAGACGAAGCATTACAAAACGCACTCGGCAACGATAGTGCATTAGATTATGCTATCAATTATTACTTAGATATTGATAATGAAGATGTACTTGATGAAGAAATAGATTGGGATTAACATATGGGTTGGTATAGCGAGATATCTCGTGATGTAAGCAAGATTCCTCAAGCAGTAGCACACTATGAATCAGAGCTTACAGATGCAAAGCAAGAAGTAAAACTTGTAGGCAATGTTGAAAAGGCAGCGGCAGCAATGCCAGGCATTGTTGAACAACGGTTTAATCAACTACAAGAGATTGAAGCTATACTCAACTATCTCAATATAGAACTGCGAAGATTGCGTAGTTCGTATTTTAAAAAATACCTAGAAAATTATCAACGAGCTCTGTCTAGCCGCGATGTAGAAAAATATGTCGACGGCGAGGCAGACGTTGTTGACTACGAAAAGATTATTAACGAGTTTGCACTGATGCGTAACAAATGGTTAGGCGTTCTTAAAGCACTTGACCAAAAGCAATGGCAAATTACAAACGTAGTTAAGCTGAGAGTAGCAGGTATGGAAGATGCATCATTATAATGTTCTAGTAGGCGTTGATCAAAATTATTATGATGAATGGGCAGTAAACTTATTACAAAGCATACAAAGATACAATCCTTGGCTTAATTTACACTGTCATATAGTAAATCCCACAAAAGAAAATACTTTGAATGGCGTAAGTATTACCACAGAAAACATTACGTTTGCAAACGACGAATCAAAGATTTCTTATCTACAGAGTGTTAGATTCCTAGTAGTTGCAAACAAATTTAACAAAAATGAAAACGTTTTTACTTTAGATGCAGACACTGTTTGCACAAGAAAAATAGGACACGTTTTTACACAACGACTTTTTGAAAAACAGCACGTCTTAAAGCACTATAAAGAAAATAGATGGCTTGCCGGATTTGTAACTTTTTTAAATAATGGTTTTAGACAAGAGCTTGCTTCAGAACTAACTGCTGTTCCTATTAATGAATGGAAATGGGGTAGAGATCAAACAATACTTAATAAATTAGCAGAAGAATACAAATACGAAAAATTAGATAGATTATGGATGTCTATAGGTAAAAACAAATTCAATAGTGCATTTTTAACTTTAAAGGGCGAGCAGAAGGTAACTGAAAAATATTTAAATGTTTATAGGAAGTATCTAGATGTATAAAGTTTTTTGGTCAAATAGTCGTCCTAATTTTGGAGACATCTTAACTCCTTATATATTAGATCATTACAATGTAAATTACGAGATGGTGCCTAAGCCAGAGCAAGGAAATGCTATGAGTATAGGTTCAATTATTCATAAAGCAATTGATGGAATGATTGTTTTAGGAAGTGGTTGTATGCATAGTAAACATCAATTAAATCCTAAAGCAGACTATCGTTTTGTTAGAGGTCCTTTAACTAGGCAACGAGTAATTGCTTGTGGTGGCACTTGCCCTAGTATATACGGCGATCCAGCTTTATTGTTACCAGAGTTTTGTAATGAAAGTAAAAAAGAATATGATGTTGGTATTGTACCTCATTATGTTGATCACGCTGACATAACTGAAAAATACCCTAATCATAAAATAATTGAACTTACTAATAACGATCCGTTAGCAGTTGCAAAAGAAATTACAAAATGTAGGTCGATTATATCCACATCGTTGCACGGTATTATTGCTGCTCACGCTTATGGAATACCAGCAGCCTGGGTTAAGTATTCAAACAAGCTAAAAGGTAACGATATTAAATTTAGAGATTATTATAGTTCCGTGCAATGTACAGATTACTTTAGACCTTATAAACATATTGAAGATGTAGAATTTTGTACTCCTACACTACCTGACCTAAACAAATTAAAAGAAAAGTTTTTAGAATTAAATGACTAAGCCCAGAGATTTATTACAATTTAGATTATTAAAGCAAGCAATACAAGAAGAAGGTATTAACTTTAGTGCTATCGATACTAACACAAAAATAAATCATCAAAATGGTTATGTAGAATTTAACGGCAAACAGATAGGGTTAAAATATCCTAAAAGTTACGTAGAAGAAATAAACAAATTATCAAAACAAAAAATTTATGACTTTTGTTTTATTGGACATTTTGAAGATAAAGGCAGACAAGAACTACTAGAAAAGTATCAGTCTAAAAATAGTTATATTAAGAATAGTTTTAACGGTAGAGATCCTAAAGTAAAATATCAGTTTGATAAATCATACTATTCAATTATTAGTTCTACAAAATACGGTTTAGTACCTAATCATAAAGGTCCTTGGTACGATCACGAATATGCTTGGTCATATAGATTTATTGAATGCATATTTGCAAAATCATTACCTATACTTTTTAAAGAAACAAAACTAGGAAAGTTTTTCCTGAAAGATTACAATTATATCTGGGATGATGAGTTCAGCCCGTTAGCTGACGATACATATAACAAACTAGTAGAACAAAATTATCAAAAAGCTATTAACGAATTTGTACTACAACCAGAAGAAATAAATGCTTTATACGGTATGCAATAAATATCTGTATGAAAACAATCGTACTTGTCACAGGTGGCTTTGATCCACTACACTCCGGTCATATTCAATACTTTAAAGATGCTAAAAATTTAGGCGACGAATTACACGTTGGCTTAAATTCAGACGATTGGCTTACACGTAAGAAAGGCAGACCCTTTATGCCTTTCAAAGAAAGATTAGCAGTAATAGAAAATTTAAGTTTAGTTGATAAAGTTATTTCATTTGACGATAACGACGATAGTGCCTGTGGAGCAATATTTAAGACATTATCTACACACGGTACAATAGAACTTGTATTTGCCAATGGCGGCGATCGGACAGACACTACAACACCAGAATATAAAACATACGGTGACTTACCTAAGATTAAATTTGCTTGGGGAGTAGGCGGCACAAACAAAGCTAATAGTAGTAGTTGGATACTTGATGAGTGGAAAACACAAAAAACAGAACGTGAATGGGGATATTGGCGGGTATTAGACGACAAACCTGAAAAGGGTTACAAAGTAAAAGAACTTGTAATTTATCCAGGCAAAAGTTTAAGTATGCAAAAACACTATTATCGTAGCGAACAATGGAGTATTTTAGAAGGCTGTGTTAAAATGCAGACAAATTTTAATAACAGAGACGAAACAGTATTTCTAGAACCAAGTTCAAGGCCGTATGACATTGATAAAGAAATATGGCATCAGGCATCAAATCCTAATGGTGTAAACGCACACATTCTTGAGATTCAGCGAGGAGAAAAATGTGTGGAAGAAGATATTGAAAGAAGAGATTAAATGGAACCATTAAGAATTTATGTTGGGTGGGATAGTAGAGAAGATATAGCGTTTCAAGCGTGTAAACAAAGTTTATTAGACACGGCATCTGTACCAATCGAAGTTATTCCATTAAAGCAACGACTATTAAAACGAGATGGACTTTATTGGAGAAAGTCTGATAAGTTAGCATCAACCGAATTTACATTCACAAGATTTTTAATAGCAGAGATGGCTAATTTTACAGGTTGGGCATTGTTTATTGATTGTGATTTTATTGCTGTAGAAGATGTAAAAAAGTTGTTTGATCAAGCAGATAATAGGTATGCATTAATGTGTGCTCAACACGACTATACACCTAAAGAAGGTGTAAAGATGGACGGTAAACAGCAATTAAACTATCCACGTAAAAACTGGTCAAGTATGATGCTTGTAAATTGCGGACATCCTAGCAATAAAAAACTTACGAAAGATTTAGTAAATGATCCAAACATTGACGGTAAGTATCTACATAGATTTAGTTGGTTAAACGATAGTGAAATAGGCGCAATTAGTCACGAGTGGAATTGGTTAGTTGGTTGGTATAACGAACCAGATGATGGCAAGCCCAAGTTTATTCATTACACCGAAGGTGGACCGTGGTTTGAACAATATAAAGATTGTGAATATAATTTAGAATATTATCGTGCCGAACGTAAGTATTTGATGCAAGGTATAAAAGGAGCAGAAACAAAAGCAAACTTAGCAAAATCAAAAGGATCAAAGTTTGAAGAGCTTACATTACCTAAAGACACAATTGAAGCAGTAAAAACAGTAATATATACTCCTATTGATCCTACAGGAAAATATTATGGAAAAACACAGGAGCAAGCAATGAAAGTTATTCAAAATAAATTTATGAAGGGGACTGTACATAAAAATGCTGCTATTGATCCAGAAGAAGGAATAGCATACCATAAGGACGGTCTGCAATATGACGAGTACTTACAAAGTTTTGTGATAGGTAGCGGTGGCAGATTAAGTGACTGGAAGACAGAGCAGACTACAAACACTCCGCTAATCATTAGAGGACTAGGCGGCGGCAGTAGAAAAGCTCTTAAACACTGTTGGGAAACAAATAGACTATTTTATGCCATTGATACAGGATATTTCGGTAACGAAGGCAGTAAGGCAAAGATATGGCATCGTGTAACTAAAAACGAATTACAGAATACACAGCCTATTAAAGATCGTCCTGATGACAGACTGTTAAACTGGAAATACAAAAAATTTAAAGACGAAGGTAGAAAAATTTTACTTGTTCCGCCTAGTGAAAAAGTTATGATGTTATGGGATCAACCAAGTCCAGAAGAATGGGTAAAGAAAGTTAGCGAACAATTAAAAGAATATACAGATCGACCTATTGAAATTAGATTAAAGCCTGATCGTAGACACAGAATTACAAATCAATCACTAGAGGCAGCAATGGCACTAGATGTTTATTGTGTAATTACATATAATAGTATTGCTGCATTAGAAGCACTTAATTTCGGAAAGCCTGCTATTGCATTAGGTCCTAATTGTGCTACAGCAGTTTGTAATACTAAATTATCTGAAGTTGAAAATTTAAATAAACCAGATAGAGACACAATGTATTCGTTGATGTGTCATTTAAGTTATGCACAATTTAACCGCGAAGAGATGATGAACGGGTACGCTTGGGATATTGTAAATGAAGGTAGTTAGTTACTTCAATGTAGTACCTGCATTAAACAAAAGCCAAGAAAAATTTGATATATTAACTAAATTTGTTCAAGGTGTAAATGCTGTAGGTGATAAAGGTATACTACATACAGATAATAATTTAATTGACGCTGATGTAGGTGTTATACAAGGTTGGCAGCACGAAATAGGAAAAAATGCACCGCATTTAAAGTTACGTCAAGCAGTTATTGACAGAACAAAAAATAAACACGTTTGCAGTGCAGATGCAAACTTATTCTTATACGCAAATAAAACTAATCAACCTCATCATTATTTACGTTATAGTTTTGACGGTATCTTTCGAAATACAGGACAATACTTTGATGATAATCCTGATCCTAAAAGGTGGCAGCAAATCAGTAGAGACACAGGCATACAACTTAGCAATATGAAACAAACAGGTAATCATATTCTAATTTGTGCTCAGAGAGATAAAGGTTGGAGTATGGGTCAGATGAATTTAGATTTATGGCTAATCAACACTTGTACTGAAATACGTAAACACACTAATCGACCTGTTGTTGTGAGATTACATCCTAAAGATAATCAAACAAATAGAAGAGCAAGTAGCATTGCAAAATCATTAAGTCAATTTAAAGATATACGCCTTAGTCATAACAGAGATAATATAGACAGGGATTTAAAAAATTGTTGGGCAGTTGTTAATCATAATAGTAGCTCAATAGTAGGTCCAATTATTCAAGGACACCACGCATTTATAACAGACAATAGTACTAGTCAATGTGCCGAAGTTGCACATTTAGGATTTGATAAAATTGAAAAACCGACATTGTTTGATAGACAAAAATGGTTAGAAAGAATTAGTATGTGTCATTGGAAATTTAGTGAGCTACAAGATGGAACAGCGTGGCGCCATATGAGACAATACGTTAGTTCCTAACTACAGCCCATACGTGTTTAGATGTTTCAGTTTTAATAATTTCTAAATTTACATCTTGATCCATTAACTCTTTTACAAACTTATTAACACCTGTAATTTTCACATCATCAAACACAATTATTTTACTATCTTTAACTTGTTCATAATCGTGTTTTACAGTATCGTAACTATGACCGCCGTCTATATATACAAAATCAAATACTGTTGGCTTTAGTGTATCAGTAGTATACCCCTGGAATAACTTATAATCCAAATTATTATGCTCAAGTTTAACTTTATTAAGTGTTGCTTTAGCAATCCTCATATTAGCAGGCGCTTTCCCGTTACGTTCTTTTTTGTGTAAATCAAGATCAGGATTTTGTGCATCGAACACATCATATCCATAATAGGTTAACTTTTTTACTCTTGGTGCAAATAATTCAATAAATTGTTTAGCAGATCCTCCTTTGTGTGTACCTATTTCTCCTATGAACTTGCATCTTGCATCTCCGATAATCTGTTTCATTATGTCAAACAAAAATGGTTTCATTTTGAATTCCAATAAGCTTCACTTCTGTTAACCATTAGATCTTTATCTAAACTTTTTCCTGTGTCTTTGCGTCCGCCTTTCATATGGTCCATCCACTTGCCTAATGGTCCATTAATTAACGGATGGCCGCCGCCGCCTGACTTTGCTTCTTTGAGATACATTTCTGCACTATAGTCGTGTGATGGAAATTCACTGTACTTCTTTAACAGTTCACCGAACACATAACTGTCGTGCCATTCTTCTAACTTAAAGATGCCGTTCTCTGCATCTTCGTACATACGTTCAAAGTCTTCTAAGAAACTATGACACACAGGGTGATTTAGATTCATACCGTAGAAGCCACACTCTGGCCAAGTCTGCGATCCTTTACCTCTACCAACATATGTAATATAAGCATTTTCAGGAAGTAGCTCTTTGAACTCTTCGTAACTCCAAGGACTGTGAATAAAGCTATCTGCATCCATCCACACACACCATCCTTTAGAGCGTGTACAAGCGTCATACACAGCGTATGTTTTATTAGCAAAACGTATAGCATTCCATTTGAATTCTTTATGCCAATCTCTAGGACGTCTTGCTTTTATATCATCTGGAGGAATTCCATTTGCTTTAGGATCATTCTTCCATTTTTCTTTAAATGCATTTAGTTTAGGCAATGTCTTTTCTGCACTTAATATTTCTATTCTTCTTGTATCTGGATTAGGAGGTAGTATGCCTTCTGCATACACTAATAATTTAATTCTAGGATCTACTTGTTTTGCGAAACTTTCTAAAAATCTTTGTCCGTATTTTGTGTATCCGTCTGGATGAAATGTTGTAACCACAGTTATAGCTGGCATTTGTTTTCCTCGTTAAATATACTTATATGGAATATTTAACCTATGAAATTCAGTCTTTGGTCGCAATATGGCGCACAAAATAGTAGAGAAGTTTTTAATGCCTTTGCTCACAGTCTTGTGGCTGCTGGGCATACTGTTCTTTGGAATGATCCTATTTGTGATGTTGATGTTATTTGGAGTGTTCTTTTCGCTGGCAGAATGGCTCAGAATAAAACTATATGGCAGAGGAACTTGGCAAAATCCAAACCGACCTTGGTCCTAGAAGTTGGCGGGATCAGTAGAGGCAAAACTTGGAAGGTAGGACTTAATGGAATCAATAGAGACGCTTATTGGGGCGATATTGATAATGATGATAGTCGTGTCAGTTTACTGGGACTTGAAGTAAAACCCTGGCGCACAACAGGTGAATACATTCTCATATGTGGACAACACGATAAAAGTCTGCAATGGAATAATATGCCTAAAATGAGTGTTTGGGTAATGAATACAATTACTGAAATACAAAAACATACTGATAGGCCAATTATCTTTCGTCCTCATCCTAGATGCACATTACCTAGCATTGAACACGAATTTAAAAACGTTCGTAGACAAACACCTAAGCAAACACCCGGTAGTTATGACGATTTTGATATAGACTACAGCAATGTATACGCTACTGTAAGCTACAGTAGTAATCCTGGTATACACAGTGTACTAGAAGGTGTTCCAGCGTTTGTAAGCCCTAGCTCGTTAGCGTATGACGTTGGTAACGACATAGACTTCTTTCACGACATAGAAGCGCCATTGACTCCAGATAGACAACAATGGCTTAACGACTACGCTTGGACTGAATTTACAGTAGAAGAAATTTCTCAAGGATTACCACTTAAACGCTTGACTTCTAAGTTGTTTTAAGTTATACTGTATGTATGTTTACAGTAGAAGATTACATAGAAATTTTAGCCGGTATCCAATCCGGAGGCTCTGCAATCAAATTAGAACGTGCTGACTACAACCTTGTTACTAGTTTAGCAAGGCAAACGTTTAAAGGTGTTGCATATACAGATCGTCAGTTTGAACTTGCTAAAAAGAAAGTACAACACTATGAAGGTCAACTTATTGCCCAAGGCTTTAAGATTGAAGATGATGACTATAACAATCTTAGATTGCCGCTGCGAGAAATAGATCGTAGTCGTTGGATTAAAATTGTAGATGATATTGACAATGCAACAGAACATAAATCTTCAAAAGCACCTTTTATTGCAGTTAGGTTTAGCTTCCAAAAGAAGTTAATCAGTGCATTAGAAAAAATAAGACTAACATCTTATCACTATGATAAAAAATTAAAAATACAATATTTTGAATATAGCGAACAAAATTTATTTAAAATTCTAAGTGCATTTGATGGAAAAAACTTTGAAATTGATCCTGCCGTTCAAACAATTTATGATAAAATTTTAACATTTACTAGGGAAAATAGTTTACCTGGTGTTTATGGTTATAAATTAAAAAACTTGCCAGACTCTGCTATTAATATGCTTGAAGAAGAATTAGGTAAACCTAATGCTGATAATTTACTGTTATATCAAGACAGAAGTTTAAAATATGGTTTACATATTGATAGTGATTATAATGTAGATACAAATTCTTTAGAATGGAAAATTGCCAAACGGAAAAATCCTAACGTTAGTCTTGATAGTGCGAATGTAAGTTTAGGTGATCTATTAATTACTTTAGAAAATTTGCAAAGAAATAGAACACTTATTCTTTTATCGAGTCAGAACGATTCGCATTACGATAATATTGTAGAAGCTCACTCAATTATTAGAAATCTATTCAAGCCTGAAGAAGTTGCTGTAACATTTAGATTAGATAACAAAGACGAAGGTATTGAATTTAACAATTATATTAAAAAGCAATGTATTAATAATATGGTTGACAATAATACTAAAATCGTATATAATACAAGTAATAAAATGCCCAAGCCACTATTAAAGTCGACTTGGACGCCTGATACGATTCTTGTATTAGGCGCTAGTGGATTTATAGGTCAAAGAAAAGTATTAGATTGTTATCCTAGTGCTGATCTTATTATACACTGTGTAGAAGGTAATTCTTCACAGGGTTATCGATCATACTTGGGGAGAGGAATAGACAAACTTTAATGGCAAGTTGTAAACTAATAATTGAAGATGAAGTAAACATCAAGCTAGAAGGACTCGATGTAGATGTACGACGAAAACTTGCGAACGCTCTTAAGTTCGAAGTACCATATGCACGATATATGCCGCAGTATAAATTAGGACGTTGGGATGGCAAAGTTGCTTTCTTTGGCATTGGTGGTACTGGTTATGTTAATCATCTTGACGTTGTTAGTGATGTACTTGCAAAAAACAATGTACAAATAGTCGACATTGAAGACAGGCGACATCCAATACAATTTAACTTTACTCCGGTAACAGAAAATTACTGGAAGGATCAAGGCGTTGTTTGGCCCAAGGGTCATCCGGCAGAAGGCGAAGATATTATTCTACGTGACTATCAAGTAGAATCAATTAATAACTTTTTAAATAATCCACAGAGTCTGCAACAGATTGCAACTGGTGCAGGCAAAACAATTACCACAGCAACTCTTAGTCACATAACTGAACCTTACGGACGTAGCCTTGTTATTGTGCCTAATAAAAGTCTAGTTACTCAAACAGAAGAAGACTATATTAATTGTGGTTTGGATGTAGGGGTATACTTCGGCGACAGGAAAGAATTAGGTAAGACTCATACTATATGTACTTGGCAGAGTTTGAATATTCTAGACAAGAAGCACAAGGACGGATCAGCTGTACTATCACTAGCTGAGTTCTTAGACGGTGTAAGTACTGTTATTGTAGATGAGGTGCATCAAGCAAAAGCAGAAGTATTGAAAAACTTGCTTACACGCAACTTGAAAAATGCTCCTATTCGTTGGGGACTAACCGGTACGGTGCCCAAAGAAAAGTTTGAGTTTGAAAGTATTCACGCTTCATTAGGTCCTGTTATAGGACAAATTAGTGCTAAAGAATTACAAGACAAAGGTGTGTTATCGCAGTGTCACGTTAATGTTGTACAGCTATTAGACACACAAGTACACACAGATTATCAATCAGAATTAAAATATCTAACAACAAATAAAGATAGACTAGAATATATAGGCAAATTATTAAACACAGTAAAACAAGACGGAAACACCCTTATACTTGTTGACAGAATTAGCGCAGGCGAAATGTTACAAGAACAAATACCAGGTAGTGTTTTTGTTAAAGGCGATGTTAAATTAAAAGATCGCAAGGAGGCATATGATGAAATCAATGAAGGAACTAATCACGTCGTTATCGCCACATACGGTGTCGCGGCTGTCGGTATTAATATACCGCGTATTTTTAATCTTGTTCTCATTGAGCCTGGCAAAAGTTTTGTCCGGGTAATTCAATCTATAGGTAGAGGCGTAAGAAAGGCAAAAGACAAAGACTTTGTACAAATTTGGGATATCACTTCAACGTGCAAATTTGCAAAGAGACATTTAACACAACGCAAAAAGTTCTATAAAGAAGCACAATATCCTTTCACTATAGAAAAAGTAGATTGGAACTAACAATGAAAATATTAACGCTAGACAATAAACCGTTTTCTTTAACGAATATGCCTGACGAACTTGAAGACGAAGTTCAATTTGCCGTTCTTGATAACTCAGATGCAAAAGAACCAGATTTCTTTTTTATACCTTTAATTTTCTTAGAAAGTTTTAGCGCACCAGCAATGGTTTTAGAAATAAATGGTAAAGAAATAATGATGCCTATAGATTGGCACCTCGCAGTAGGTGACAGTCATAGTGGCAATGACTTAGAAGTTTTACCATTAACTAGTATTAACGATAGGGGATTCGAAGCATTTCTTTTCAATCCATTAAGCAGTTATAAGTTTGACTTTGGCGATATTAAAGTAACAAATTTTTACAATGATGTAAAATGGTATTTTCCAAAAACAAAAAACGGCCAACTATTGGCAATACCAATTGAAGATTGCGATAAACCATTATGTGCGTACTTTATTAAAGATATCAGTAGACAGAGCGAAGTAATAGATTATACAAATTTACTATGACGGATTTTATACACACTCAATATATAGATAAAACAGTATGTGACGAGCTAATAGAGTATTTTGAAAATAATACAAAAAAGTTCGAAGGATTATCAGCATACGGAGTAGATAAGGACATAAAAGATAGTATTGATTGTTATCTGGAAGATGAGTCTCTAACTAACAAATATGTTCAGCAACTAAGAAAGGTTGCTAACTCTTATGTTGAAAAATATCCATTTGCAGATCATTATGCTCAATGGGGAATTATTGATAGTATAAACATTCAAAAGTACGACCCAGGTGGGGGATTCAAAGTATGGCATACCGAAAGATCTGGTCCAGAAGGATTACAAGCCTCTAGGCATTTGGTCTTTATGACTTATCTAAATGACGTTGATGACGGCGGAGAAACAGAGTTCTTCCATCAACAACGTTCAATTAGCCCACAAAAAGGTCTAACAGTAATATGGCCGGCAGACTGGACTCATACACATAGAGGGGTGCCTTCGCCGACAGAAACAAAATATATTATTACCGGCTGGTTTAATTTTTAGGATTGGAGATAGAAATGAAAGCAGGAAAGATTTGGGGTCAAACAGAATTGATTCACGCTAACGGTGTATTAGAATTTCATCGTATTGAGTTTAACGCAGGTTACAAGTGTTCAGAACACGAACACAGATTTAAATGGAACGGATTCTTTGTTGAGTCGGGCAAGATGATTGTTCGAGTTTGGCAAGATGATCAAGGACTAGTTGATGAAACTATTCTTGAAGCAGGTGACTTTACTCAAGTCAAGCCTGGCAAAATTCACCAGTTTGAAGGTTTAGAAGACGGAGTCGCTTTTGAACTATACTGGGCAGAATTTAATCACGATGACATTGTTCGTCGTACAGTAGGCTCCGCAACAAAAGGAAAGAAGTAAAAAATGTTTACAAAACTATTAGACGGTGTAGACAAGACTCTAGTTAGAAATCTTGTAATTTTACACACACTAGTAATTGCAGTAAGTAATTATTTGGTTACAATTAGATTTGATTTATTCCCAGGGGCAGACTTGCCTTTGTTTGGATCATTTCCTTTAGCGGCAGCAGCGTTTACGTTTCCAATCGTTGTTGTAGCAACTGACCTAACAGTGCGTATGGTTGGTAAAGAAGCAGGTCGTGCAGTAGTAGCAATGGCTATTATTCCTGCTATCATTGCTTCAGTGCTTGTATTACTAGCACTAGGTGATGAACACGCATATAGAGTTGGTTTTGCATCAGGTATTGCGTATGCTATCGGTACAATGCTTGATGTGTATGTATTCCAACATATTAGAGAGAAATGGAGTGAAGCGTGGTGGGCAGCCCCAGCAATTTCAACGATTGCGGCAAACATCATTGACACATATTCATTCTTTTATGTGGCATTTGCAGGTTCTACAGATGCAGAAGGTAACTTAACTTGGATTGGTGAAAACTGGCACGTTGTTGCACAGAATAATACATTGACTAAGATTGTAGTTGGCTTAATTGTATTCCTACCTGCATACGGAGTCCTATTAGGATACCTAAAGAAAAAATTAGGTAAAATATAATGGGAGAGCTTCTTCCTGGAGAAGCACTGATATACGAGCGTAGCAACGGTGTTGTGTACGCTCGTTATCAGAACAAGCCTGAGATTCCCCGCTGGGTTATAGGAGGGGATCCGGGTGCTGTAGCACGGGCACAAGGAAAGTTGTTGGACTACAGTGAATGGTTAAACTTATGCGAACTTGCAGAAACAAATATAACATTGAAAAAATTAATGGACAAACTTGTTACTACATACTATGTAATTAAGGAAGAAAAATGAAATATGAAGATTGGGACATTGGGGGAGAAGTTGTTAAAGAAGACGAAAGATATATCGTAAAAGATAACACATTATTAAACAATTTAGTAGTAAGCAGTACAATGTTATCAGCTAATAAGAGTACAACAGGACATCGACACGCCGGACAAGAAGAAGTTTATATTTTTGTTAGCGGCAGTGGACAAATGGAACTTGATCATAAAATAATTGATGTAACAGCAGGCGATACAGTACTAATAGAAGACGGAGTGTTTCACAAAGTACACAACACAACTGACTTTGGATTAAAATTTATTTGTGTATTTGACGGAGGGAGAAACCATTGAGAATTATAGCAGGACCGTGTCAGCACGAGTCATTAGAAAAAAGTTTAGAAATTGCACGTGAATGTAAACGTGTATGCGACAAATATGGCATCGATTATTATTTTAAAGCAAGTTTTGACAAAGCAAATCGTACAAGTGTAAACGGCAAGCGTGGCGTAGGATTACACTCATTTGTAAAAGATATCCTAGAACTAAAAGAACAACTAGGTGTAAAAACACTTACAGACGTACACGAAGTAGATCAAATACAATATCTAACTTACGTAGTCGATGTATTACAGATTCCTGCATTCTTATGCAGACAAACAGATTTAATACAAGCAGCTTGTGCAACAGACTGCATTGTAAATATTAAAAAAGGACAGTTCTTAGCACCGTGGGATATGACAGGAGTGCTAAGTAAGTGTAAAGATGCAAAAGAAGTTTGGATAACAGAACGAGGAACTAGCTTTGGTTACAACACTCTTGTCGTTGACTATACTGGTCTTATGTATATGCTCGACAATTATGAACATCCTATTGTTTTTGATTGTACACACTCTGCCCAAAAACCCGGCGGACAAGGTACTAGTTCAGGTGGTAATAGGGATTACGTGCCTGGGTTGGCTCGTAGTGGGTCTGCTCTTGGGATCCGGAACTTTTTCTTGGAAGTCCATCCTGACCCTGATGTAGCACCAAGTGATGGTCCAAATATGCTACGCTTAGAAAATTTTGAGGAGGTAGTACGTGATATCATCAGCTATTCTTATACCCGCAAGGTATAACAGCACACGCTTTCCAGGTAAACCTTTGGCACTGTTAGATGGTGTGCCAATGATTAAACGAGTGTATGATGCTTGTATAGCATCTAATCTACCAACATATGTGCTTACTGATAATCAAGACATATACAATGTAATTGGTACAAATTGTCTATTAGATCATCGCGATTACAAAAACGGAACTGAAAGATGTGCAGGCGCTGTTGCTAAGTTTGATATATTAGATCAATACAAAAACTTTATAAACGTACAAGGCGATATGCCTGATGTAACATTGCAAATGATAGAACGATGTATTGAATGGTTACAGTATTATCCTATTAGTACAGTGTTTACAGAAATGCCTAAAGAAATGCAAGACAATCCTGACTCAGTTAAAATGGTTAGAGCGGGTGATCAGGCTCTATGGTTTGGTAGAGGTATGACTGGGTATGGCGAATGGCACTTAGGTATATACGGCTATAAAAGAAATGCATTAGAATTATACAATGGTTTAGAAATTACTATTGAAGAACAAACGGAAAAATTAGAACAACTAAGATGGTTAAAAAGTGGTTGGAATTTGGGCTGTTCGAGTGTATACTTTAAAGGTACTGAGATAAATTCACCAGAGGATGTAGAAGAATGGCACAGCAAGCGTTTCCAGTAAAAGATGTATTAGCGTGTATAGATAGCAATGCAAAGTCTGTATGGAATGAACTCACAGACGAACAAAAAAAGTGTGTTAACTTTTGGTTACTTAATAGATATGCTAGTTCGGTATCTGGTACACGTGAAGCACAAGAACTTGCTGTTGTAATGACTAATCAAATCTATAATAAAAACTGGAACGAATTAGGCACAAGACATCCTAAATTACAATGGCAACTACTTTGTTCACTACACAATGCAAACAGTGATATTAGACGACACAACTGGATTGGCTTTAAGAAGAAGACAGGAAATAACAACGGTGTTAAGCTATTACAACAGATCTATCCTAATATGAAACAAGACGAGGTAGAATTACTTGCTAGAATATCTACAAAAAAAGAACTCAAACAATTGGCTGAGGAGCATAGTATTGACATCAAACTCTAAGCCATACGTATGCGAATATTGCAACACAGGGTATACAAGAGAAAAAACTCTTGCTGCTCATATGTGCGAGAAAAAACGTAGAGCTTTACAAAAAGATGAAAAGCGGGTACGACACGGATTTTATGCATTTCAAAGGTTTTATAAACTAAGTGCAGGATCTAAAAAGGAGAAATCGTATGAGGATTTCTGTGCTAGTCCTTACTATAATGCTTTTGTTAAGTTTGGCAGTTTTCTCAATAATGTCAAACCTCTCTACCCTGAACGATATATTGATTACGTTGTTACAAGCGGCGTTAAATTAGATCATTGGTGTAGAGACGAGATGTATGAAAAATATGTTCTTGAATTTATTTTGAAAGAAGATGTTACAACAGCACTTGAACGCAGTGTTGAAACAATGTTAGAATGGGCGGCAGAAAACGAACCAGCACCTTGGACGCATTACTTTCAGCACGTTAGTTTGAATAGAGCTGTATGGCACATTAAGGACGGAAAGATATCACCTTGGCTATTGCTTAATTGTAAAAGCGGAAAACAAATGTTAGGAAACTTCAATGACGAACAACTAGAAATGGTATATCACGTTATTAATCCGCAACATTGGGCAATGCGTTTTAATCGTCTCCCTAACGATGTACAGCTAGTTAAAGATGTAGCAAAGGAAAGTAATTTATGAAATTAATACATTATCCAAATAAAATTTTAGAAACAAAGTGTAAAGATGTAAACCTTGAAGACCCGGGTTTTAATCCAAAAGAGCTTAAAAAAGAAATGGTTGATTTTATGCTTACTAACGGCGGTATTGGATTAAGTGCTAATCAAGTAGGTCTTGATATAAAGGTATTTGTTATGGGCGATAGTGTTAAGAACAGTACAATGTGTATTAATCCTACAGTTTTACAACACACAGAAGAAACTGTGTTAGATGTTGAAGGCTGCTTGAGTTTTCCAAATACATTTGTCAAAGTTAAACGTCCTAAAGAAATACTTGCACAGTACTGGGACGAAAATCTAAAAGAATGTGTAGTAAAGATTGAAGGCTATAGCGCCAAGTGTTACTTGCACGAACTTGATCATCTATTAGGTATTACTATGAAAGACCGTGTTAGTAAAATGAAATGGGATATGGCACAGAAGAAAGCACGTAAATTGGAGAAACAGTTTGCCTGATATTGATATTGACTTTGCAGATAGAGGTATTATTTTAAGTAAAATACAACATCGTATTGCAAAACTAGACACTGATAAAAAACATAACACAGGCGTATATGTAACTGAATGTCCACATAATCCTGTGGACAACTTGTCTACTATTGATTATAAAACAGCAGAAGACAGGGGCTACTTTAAACTAGACTTCCTTAATGTAAGCATATACAAAGATGTTAAGGACGAAACACATCTAACAAAATTAATGGAAAGGGAACCACTATGGGAACTATTGGAGCACGAAGACTTCAGCGAAAAAGTCTTTCATCTAAACGGGCACAGCAATCTATTGAAACTATTGAAGCCCAACTCGGTCGAACAATTAGCAGCGACACTAGCTATAATACGTCCAGCAAAGAGGCATCTCGCGGACAAAGATTGGCAAACGATAATGAAAGAAGTTTGGACAAAGCCAACAAACGGTGATTACTATTTTAAGAAAGCACACGCTGTAAGTTATGCAATGGTGTGCGTAGTGCATATGAATTTATTAGTTGAAGAATTTAACGCTTCGACTTCTTAACTAATTGTACGTTTTTACGTTTTACTCTTTTAACTGAAAGATTATTAATATTAGTGCAAGGTCCGATTGTAACCTTGACATCTTTTGAATTCATAGTAACTAAACTATATTTGAAATATTCCATTTCTTTCATTAGAAATATATTAATGGGGATTAACCGATTAGACTCCCACCACCAAACTTCTCCTAAATCAAGAAACGCTTTCTTTTCCTCTGTTGATTTTAAATTAGTGTACACATACATTGATGTAACCCATTGATCCTGATTCGCGATGATGCCGACATACTCTTGGCCGCCGTAAACTACAACGCTGATAAAGGGGAAATTTTCTTCTATATCTTTTGTTAACATTCTTATCCGATAAATACAATATGCAACTTATACCCAGATATTTAGTCAAAAACAAAACTACGGTTATTGCTAATGAAGCAGGGTTTCTTACGGAGTATAGAGCAGTGTACACACGACAACTAAAAGTATTTACAGGTATTGATAACGTACTGGACTTTAAACTGGTTAATGCAGATCAAAAACCTATTGATCTAGCAGGATACTCCAGTATTAAATTTCAAGCGTTTGATGAAAACAAAAATTTAATTATAGAACACGATGGTGTAAATGTTAATCAATCAAAAGGATTGTTTAAAGTTACAATCGGTGAAAATGATCTATTAAATGTCAAGAGTCAGTATTTAAGTTATAGTATCTATCTTGTAGATGCTAACAGTAATAATGTAATTACATATACCGATGCACACTTTGGAGGTTGTGGTACAATATATATAGACACTTGTCAATATCCTGGTCCTAGAGATACTTATAGTGTATCTACATTTACTGAAGTAACAGAAGACACCCCGTATTGGACATCTGAAACACTAGATGCAGAACCGGGTATTAACGGCAACGAAGCATTACACACTGCTGTATATTATACAGATAATTACATAGGCGATATTATAGTACAGGCAACGCTCGATAATGACGTAATTGACGGCACAACTTGGGCTGATGTAACATCGCTAACACTCAATGGTGCAGAAACAGAGCCAGTAGTTGTAAACTTTAATGGAGTGTTTAGTCATTTAAGATTTAAAGCCACAGCAAATCCTGCAAATAAAATAAGTAAAATATTAGTCAGAAACTAGTTGACAACGCAACAATATTACTATATAATAGTAATATGAAAAATAAAATAATACTGACTATAGTCGTAACTTTTGTTGCGGCTTTTTTTACGACTACTATAAAATCTGAACCGTTAGAAGTTTGGATTTATGCAGAAAGAACACCATCTTATCTAGCACCGGTTACTTATTCATACGAGATTGTAGAATCTGAAGATATTAAAGATGTAGCAAATTTAGATATTGTAACTAGCGGTCCAAAAGGACAAGTAAGCTCATTATATATTAGAGGTGCTGACAGTGATCAAAATTTAATAACACTCAACGGCATACCTATCAAAGATCATTCTAGTCCAACAGGAACAGATGATATTGGACAGCATAATTTTACAGGAATAAGTTCTGTAGAAATTATAAAAGGTCCTATGAGCAGTGTATACGGGGCAAATGCTTCTGGAGGTGTTATAAACTTAATATCAGATGTATCATATAATTCTTATGCTACATTAAGTGTAGGTTCAAATAATTCAAGTACAAAGAAAGTACAAGTGTCTGATATCAGCAACAGGCTTGCATATACTATAAGTGCAGAGCAGCAATCAACAGATGGCATAAGTGTATATCCTGGAGGCAGTGAAACTGATCCATATGACAGTACAAACTATAATTTAAATTTTATGTACTACGGTGATATTGCAAACTATAGATTGAATTTTATTAACGAATTAAATAATTCTAATCTAGACGGAATGACTGATACAGAAGACTATACTGGTAAATGGCATTGGACTAACTTGCAATTTGATGCGAACACAAATAATAGTAGGTTTGCTTTTAATAATTCTAATCACAATAGAACATACACAAAAGACGGATTGCTTGAAGGAAATTACAAAAGTAATACTAATACTTTTCTTGCTTCGCATATATTAAATTTTAACAAAGCTGATGTTACAATAGGAGCAGAACACGAAAATGTTGATGCAAACTTCTTAACTAATATTAGGGGAGAGTTTCCGTATACTAGCAGTGTTGATAAAACTAGAAACACAAATGGAATTTTCGTTAATACAAATATACTAACTGAAGATAATTTTATAATATCAACAGGTCTAAGATATGATAGCATAGACGAGTTTGGTAATAAAATTACCGGTAGATACGGCTTGCATAAAAACGGTTATAGAGGAAGTGTATCTCTCGGTTACCGTATACCTACATTA